TGAATATGTTTCATGTCAACTAATTGCTGTGTTTTATAAAACTTGCTAGAATATTTGTTATGTTTTATATTATTCATCATGTTTTGTATATGTTGAAGATTGTTTTGACATTGATTTAAGTTTTTGGAAGGGACAAGGTTTTTTCCACCACCATTGGATTTATTAAAATATTCCGGATTATGTTTTGCATCTACTTCTTTCAAATAACGATGTTCCAAAGTACAAGCATCTTTGCTGCTTCTACAAAAATCTAATATTTTATATGTTATTTTAACATCTTCTCTTGCAAGGATTTTAAGTACTTCAGGCGATGAACAAAAATATTTTTGAGAGTAAACATCGTCTATGGTTCCTACATGCCAACCAACGTAAAATTTCTGAATTTCATCTTTTCCAATGTAAGAAATACATATTTTATAAACAAAGGCATTATAGTTTTCTTTTTCTTGTTTATTATCATATACAATCGTTAATTTATCATTTATTTTTACTTCTTCGTATTTTTCATCAAATAAATCTACTACATTGGAATTATTCATATTAATATTCTCAATTTCATTCACATTAATCTCCTTAGTTTTATTCATATTAATCTCCTTAGTTTTATTCATATTAATCTCCTTAATTAAACTCACATTCTACCATTATTTCAGTCAAACAAGCGACTAAATTAATTTCCTGATCTGCAACAAATGCGGCTTGATATTGATATTTCGCCAACACGACGACGGCAACAGGAATACTTGTGGGCTTTAAATATTCACCAAATCCATCAAATATTCTTCTGTAAATCTTTGAATGATCTGTGTCACTATTGTTTGCTACCCATTTCCTGACAGAAGAAAAATCTTTTTTCTTTAATATAATCATCAAATCTTTTATGATTCAACTAGGCCCAATGAATTATTTCGCGTATTTCCATAATGGTATATGGTTAGTTCATTTTTGTCAATAGATTTTATCTGTCTCCAAGGATCAATGATAATGGAACCTTTAACGAAAAGATAATTATTAAAATAAACTGGCCAACCAAGAAAATACACTTTCGGACTTGTGGTATCTAAAACTTCTTGATCATAATAAACATTATAGCCAAGCAATTCAATATAATGTCCTACAAGTATGGAAGGTGAGCCCTCTAATTGATTTACATTTGGCTTAAATCCCGTTCCTAATATAATCACTGGCATGCTCTTTGGTACATTTATAGTCTCAAAGAATTTTGCCATGTTACGAGCTTGTTCTTCTCGTGTTTTCATAATTGCATTGAATAAATCATAACCTAAATTATGTTTTTCTGCAAATGAGCGAAGGGCAATATTATCTCTTGGATGACATCCTCCACCATCGCCAAGTCCAGCTGTCATATATTTTGGTCCTGTAATACGATCTTTAGAATGTTTAAGAGCATCGGTAACTCGATCAACATTCATATGCCCTATTGCCATAGCTGTATCTTGAATCATATTTACAAGACAAAGTTTAGTCGTGATAAATGTATTGTAAAAAATTTTCATCGACTCCACTTCTTCCCACGTTCCTATTTCAAATCTGGTGCCATGCTTTTTAAGTATGGGCCTATAAAATTCCATAAGAAGTTCTACATCTTCAGTTTCTTCGCCGTTTTCAGTGCCAATCATTACCATTTCTGGATTTTGCATATCCCATTTAACTGAGCCTTGTGCTATCAAATAGGGATTATAAATGAATCTTCCATTATTAATGACGGGTGCTATTTCTCTTCTAACAGTGCCAGGAAGCATAGTGCTTATCATAACAATAAGTGTGTTATTGTTTACATATGAGTCCACTTCTTTAGTTACAGATACAACAACACTATAATCAAAGTCTTTTGGTGGCAAATGACTTGTTGGATAACGACCATCATAACTTTTATCATGCGCGGTAGGGACTGCTATAAAAACAATGTCCTTATTAGATACTGCGGTTTTTAAGTCATATTCCATTTTAATGGTGGTATTTTCTATTTTGCGTATATCATATCCGACTATATCATAATACTCTGAAATAACTTCAGCAACATCCTTTCCAAGTTTGCCAACGCCAACAAACGCACACTTAGGATTAATAGGAACTTCGTAAGCTTCAGCAAAAGATTGTAAAATTGATTTAAGATTCTTCATTTTTCATCATTCCTTTTCTATTATTTTTTCTAGAGACGTTGTTTTACTATTCTGCATAATGTACGCATATATTTTAATCATATATTTGAATGACTCTGGATAATTATCTGGATTTGGTATTTCTGTAGTAAAAAATTCACTCAGAATTTTTTGAATCTCATTAATTTCAGTCATATATTTTTACTTTTTTTTTGATTTTTTTTCGATTGCTACATCATGCCAAAATTTAGAAGCTGTGCGAAGCAACTCATTAGACCTTCTTATATATTCAAGCTCCTCTTTTATTATAGAGCAATATTTTTCAAATAAATTTTGATCATTATGCCAACTTGAGGACGAAGGCATATTTTTTACAAAATTATCAATCAATTCTATTACTCTATCAATATGAGGGCATGTATTTGGAGGTATTACTGGTTTATCCTTCATTACATTAAATCCTTTAATATATTAAACATTATATCAAGATTTAAAAATAATGTCAATCATATTAGAAGCCCATATAAAGTAAATTTCCATTCGAATCTATTTCTTGCCATTGCGCTTTAAATGCGCCCAAATTAGTCGTGCTTTTTATTTGTGTAAATCCAGCCTTTTCAAATCGCTCATTCCACCATTCTTTGGGCTCACGAATATAATGCGATTTATCTAATTCATATGCAGGTATAACATATTTTCCATTATTTCCTAATGGAATAATTGCAAGAACGACTTCGCATTTACTTTTAAGTATACTTAGCTGTTCATCTATTTTATCATATGGAATATGTTCAAGTATATCTTTACATATAATATAAGTACAATAACGAAAATTATCTGAATATGGCTTTATAAGAGATATATAATTATTAACTTCTTTTGGTGCTTTTGAAATGGCATATTCAGAAATATCAACACCATATGCTTCTATTCCTAATAATCTAAAAGCATGAACTAAATAACCCTTTGCACAACCAAAATCCATAATAGTATTTTTGTTGCTTTTTTCGTTTGCTATTTCTTCTAAAAAAACATCGTTAGTAAAACTATTTTTCCAACGATTAGGAATGGGAACAATTTTCCGTTTGGCATAAATCGGATATCCGCAATATTGTAATTGTGACTTTTTCCACTGCTGCAATCCCATGGAGGCCTCACGTTGAAATTCACATACAAATCGATAAGCAAGTGGTATCGTTAATTCAGGAAGCCATGAATAGTTCTGATAAAGTGATTTACCAGATTGAGGCCCGGATTCAAAATATACCTTATCAAAAAATTTATCATCAATCATTTTTTTACCACAAAATTACTCAAACTTTCAATTTCATACGAATTCTTCATGAACTAACGGCTGTTTAAATTCCTCAAATCTATCTATTTTGCCATTTACAAAGTCATCGAGCATATTAACATTTTCAGTAAATACACAACCTTTACAATGTTTTTTTGCATCAAATGGTTGTTCTATCATACCATCTATATATTGCAATACATCTTTCGCTTTACAAAGTTGCCATTGTTTTGCAAAATGAGCAACTGCTCCATTTAATACAACTGAATCACATGGATATACAGTTCCTCCATCTACCTCGCTCAGATACGGTCGAAAATATGATTGATGACACTTAGAAGTTTGTGGCGCGCCGTGTATTTTATATTGATGAAAATATCTTGTATCATTAACTTCTTTTAAAATTTCGTCAAGTTCGTTATGCTTTCTTATAAGATCGTCTTGTTCCAATAAACAATTAGGAAGAAGACGAATATATTTGGCGCCGCATTTATCTGCTACCTTTGATATACGTTTATACATTTCAATTTTGTTGACAGTATCCTCTGACTTTTCATGATCAGATGTAAATACACTTGAACAACCCACCACACAATCATCACTAACTTTATCGTAAGGAAACATTATTTTTTCTTCCCAATTAACAAACATATTAATAGATACTCTAACCCATGAAAACATTTTAAGTACATCATCATTAATACGTCTTGTGAGAGTTCCATTATTAATAAGAGCTACTTTCAGATTTTCTTCATCATGAATAAAACGGACAAGTTCATTAAAATGTTTGTAACCAGTGGGCTCACCGCCACCAGTTAAAATTACTGCCTTTAATCCACGAGTCTTTAAGTCCCTAACATATTTTTTGATAACATCAAAATCTATGCGTTCGTGTGTGTCTCTATATGTAACAGAACAATATGGGCATTTTAAATTACACGCGCCTTCTGGAGATATGTGTGTGGAAATAACAGTATTATGGCCGCCTGATTTATATTCAAGCATTTGATTCGAATGCCGCCACCACTTTATTCCTGTTGACGTGTATTTGTGTTCTTCTTGACTTTTTTCTCTTATCATATATTTTTTCCAATCTGCTTTAACATTTCTATTGGCATAGAATAAGGCTCCGCTTTATGAATGAGATGTTTATACTTTTCTGATATCTCTAAATCGGTTGTATCTGGAGTCCAATTTAACCATTTGTCTTTATACCATTCATGAGATGGTATTGAGTCACCAATAATTGAAGAAAAATTGATAGCAGTAAGATGTTTATACAACATTGTTTCATTACTAAAACAAAATCCAAAATTGTAATTTTTTATATTACTTGATATATATTTTTGTCTTTCGTTATATGTTCCAAAATTTGTTGTAAAATTAATTTGACGTTTAGGTTTCCATATAGTAGGTCCTATACGTGGGCGAGAAGGAATTATCCATGATTCATTTTTCCATAATTCTATTTGTAATGAACTAAGACATGGCACTTTGGTTTCTTTATCAATTTGTTGAAATAATTCTTTAACATCTGGTTTATAAAATATCATATCAGGCTCAATGAATAGCACACTGATGTCATCAAAAGATGTATCATGATAATTTGATGGCTTGAATTTATTAATAAATTTATTCATACACATATCATAATATAATCTAAACTGATTAAGTGGTGTACTTATTTCACAACGAAATGTTATTATTTTTTCATCATACCATTTATTCGATGATTTACTGCCAAAATGAGTGTAGATAAATTTATCTACGTTTTCATGTAGAGCTGGCATAGGTATTTCTGAGCCACAATAATTTACAGTCTCTTTATAAACCCATGGATATAAGGAATATATTACAAAGATTTTGTCAACCGCATCATAAATTGATTCGATTGATTGCTTTAGAAATTCTATGCCGTAATGAATTCTATATATTGCTATTCGCATGTAAATTTTTTACAAAAAATTGTTTCTAGTTGTTGTGGCATTTATATTCATCAATAACATTTTGTAATTTTTTAGCATCCTGTTCTCTATTTATTACAGTTTGCTCAAATAAAGATTTATCATCTATTCTTGCATCAAAACCTTGAGCGCCTCGATTTCGTTTTGTAGTTTCATCCACTGATGATTTATTAACCGTAAAATGAAGGTGTTCATTTACCACATTTGGTATGAAGTGGCAGCGATTAACTCTTTTTCCAAGATCAAATATCCATGTATCATTATACAAAAATTTAAAAGGTAAATGTCCTGGTGTATAATATCCAAGAGTTTTAATCCACTTATATGATACTATTGGAAATGCACAATGATTTGGGCCATTAATCATATCTTCAAACCACATACAATAAATTTGATCAGGATATTTTTCTATTTCTTTTTCAAGTAATACGTCCCAATTATTTGTCCTATACAACATATCATCATTGCCCATAATGACAACATCAATATCAAGTTCTGTTACCTTTTCTATAAGAATGTTCCAAGATTTAGATACTGATTGTGGTGGACCTGTACAAATAAAATCGTTTTTAAAAAGCGATCTTTGATCATAATAACTTTTGTATGCTTCTATTCTAGGATCGTCGTTATCAATATAACTGCATGTATACACACGATTTTTATTAGAAGCAAAAGTGTGCACTGATCTAATAAAACTATCAAGTCTTCCAGGTCTTTGTCTGGAAGGAGTAAGTATACCTAATTTCATTCTTTGTGTTCCAGTTTTTTTGGTAATTGCCATCCTTCAGATTTGAAAATGCGTTTAATTATCTTTCTAGTTTCTATATCTGCAAAAGAATTGGGCATTCTTTTCTTCTTATGGTTTCCAATAATCTGCAATCCACGGTAATGGTTGAAACTCAACGCCCCACGGATATGTTGTTTTACTAATGGCTTCGTGCGGCCTAGGCGTTCCATGAAAACATATGATACTTGTATCTTTGTCTAAACCATTTTCATATATTTCATACTTATACGATTTTAATCGACCTGGATATTTGTGCTGTAAAAAATCTGGTCGAATAGGCGAAGATTGATGTTTTAAAATATCATTAATATATTCACCATCACCACGATAATTACTTAATATATACTGACGATGTTCAACAAACTTTTCCCAAATAAAATAACACTTTGTAGGATTCCACGCCATTACGCCTGTTTGCAAAACATTCTTATATATTTCATTATTTTCAAAACGATTATTAACACCAAGATTTTCTATACCCATAAAATCACCATTATAATTAAGCAAGAAATTAATGTCTCCAGTGATTACAGTATCTAAATCAAAATATACTATGGAATTACTCTGAAATGTATTATGCCTTGAAAATAGATACAGTTTATTCCACCAACCTTTAATATTTTTTTCAAGAGGATGATAGTCTATATTTTCTAAATGTTTGTCAGTATACACTTTGAAATTAAAAGGCGTTGTGGTGTTTCTCGATATCATAGCCTTGAGATTATATACATAATCATCCGAGAATTCATCGCCCCATTTAACACACACTACATCTACCATTTTAAATCCACATGTCATCAAAATATTTTGCAAACAACATTCTACCGTTTTTTACTCTGTAGTAGTTTTCAGATGATTGTATAACATCAAATCTACTATCATTCATGTATTGTTCAAATGCCCAAATTATTTCATCTAATATCCAATTCCAACGTTTTTGTCTAAAATATGTATCATCGTTCTCAAATGTTTCTTCTGGTGCAATTGTGTTATCATTTTTTTCTGTAGTGCGAAGATTTTCTGGAAGGTCTTCATCTTGTACAATTGGCGTGCCAGTTGTTGCAACATCTTTATAACGTTTTAAAAGAGGAACTAAAATCAACGATATTGTACTGTCAACGTTTTGTACATCATATCTATCTATTTGTATATCTATAACGCGAGAAGATTTCCCCTTATTAAGAATCGGGCCTATATTTACTTTCATGATATTCTCTCATTTTTCTAAGAACGAAATCGTCCCAATTTTCTATATTTCTATTGTAATCAAATTTGTTCAAAGTTTTTGTATTTTTCTTTAGAAACTCGTCTTCCATCTTTAATGTGTTTTTGTTTTCTGTGGTATTTTCCAGAAATGTTTTCATTATAGAATCCTTCTTCTTCTAATACATTATTTACAAATTGCTGCTTAACCTCTTCATAATTACAATCGCCACGAGTTATGTGTAAAGAAAGAATAGTTCTTTTAAATTTTATTTTACCATATTTTTCTATGTCCATCAATAAATTTTCAGAACTGCCGTAATATTCTTTCCAATCCGATTCATTTCTTTTACGACGACCTTTTCCTTTTACTTTTCTTACATTATAAAAGTACTTTCTTCCTATATATTTTTTGCCATCAATGAGACTCATAATACAATATACAAATCCAACAAAATTTTCAATGTTTTCAGATTCAAAAGCTTTCCCATTAAATGTCCATGGATTATTATAACTGCTCATTTCCAATTAGTCATGAGAAAAAAAATCATTTTCATTATTTTCGTCTTCGTCTATTTCCTCATTATTAAGTTCGGCGCCACAAAATGGACAAAATTCAACTTCTTTATTCTCTTCATGTAATATTACAAATTCAGCATAGCACTCTTCACATATACCATACTGCCGATTCTTTTCATCATTTCTATTATAGTTCATAATTATCTCCTGTTAATTTGACCATACATCGTTCCATGAACCAGTAAGCGCACCTCTTGCGTAATCGGTGGCACGATTTTCAAAGAAATTAGTATGTATTGGCGCATTAATCATAGATTCTACCCATGGTAAAGGATTTTTCTTTACTTTAAATACACCTTTCAAGCCCATAGATATAAGTCTCCTATCGGCTATATATCTAATATATTCTTTTACTTCGTAATCTTGAAGCCCGTCAATCTTTCCCATTTTAAAAGCAAGATCAACAAATTTATCCTCTAGTTCAACCATCTTAGTTGCAACTGTATATATTTGACCTTTTGTTTCATCATTCCAAGTTTCTCTGTTTTCTTCTACATACGTGCGAAACAATTTAATCATACCGTTCGCGTGCATTGTTTCATCTACGATAGACCAAGTAACAATCTGACCCATCCCTTTCATTTTACCATGTCTAGGAAAATTCAATAACATAATAAACGAACTAAAAAGAGCAAGGCCCTCTGTAAATGCAGATATTGCAGCAATCTTTACAGGAAGAATTGCGCCGTTTTCTACTTTAGAGGTAAAATATTCATGTTTTTCTCTCATTGCATCATATTCTAGAAATTCATTGTAAATAGTCTCTGGCATACCAAGAGACTCAATTAAATGTGAATATGCTGCTATGTGCAAAGCTTCGCGTGAAGAAAAACTCATAAGCATCATTCGCACTTCCGGTTGAGGAAAGTTAGATAGATAGTTTTTTATGTAACCACTTGCCACATCTATATCTGATTGAGTAAAAAAGCGAAATATTTGAGTGAGAAAGTATTTCTCTTCAATACTAAGCTTGTTTTTCCAATCTTTAATATCTTCTATCATTGGTACTTCTGTATGAATCCAATGTGATTGTTCATGAGTCAACCACGCATCATACGCCCAAGGATAATTAAATGGTTTAAACGTTAATCTTGTATCAGTTAATGCCATTTTAATTTTTTCCATCCATAAAAATGATGATTTACGCTATTATACCTCTGTATAATACATTCTTAGATAAATTGCCTGGCTTAAAATAATTATTAATTTCCTCAATTGAATCTTCTGGATTACAAACGCCACACATAAAAATATCAATAGCAGCATATCGTTCTTCTGGCCATGTATGAATGCTGATATGACTTTCAGATAATACAATAATTCCAGTTACTCCATGGTCCTTTCCAAAATGATGAAAAGCATCTTTTAAAACTGTTGCTTTAGCTGATGTGGCTGCTTTTTTCAGACATTTTTTTATTTCATTTACAGAGCACAAGAATTTAGGATCGACATCGAACAAGTCTAGAATCAAATGTTTACCAGAATATTTTGTTGCAATAAATTCTCCAGACATAATTCGATCATATTTCCTCTGCAATATTGTTGTAACGATGGTCTATTTATATTCATCCTTCACATGCCAAACAAGTATCCTCATTTTTAGTAAGAGCAGATATGTCAATTTCTTTTATAATTTCTCTTTCAATTTGCTTTGATATTTTATCAGCACGACCAATCTTTTCACTTCGGCAATAATACATTGTCTTTAATCCAAGTTTCCATGCAAGAAAATGCACAGCATGTAAATATTTAATATTACTGTTTGGGCGGAAAAATACATTAATTGACTGAGCTTGATCAATAAACTGTTGACGGTCTGCTGCATGTTCTATAATCCACCTCTGATCTATTTCCATTGATGTTTTAAATATATCCTTCTCATAATCCGTTAAACATTTTAGTTGTTGTGCAGAACCGTCATTCGAAATAATATTTGACCATAACTTTTCGTAATCTAATGTATCATCCTCTTCACATTTCTTTTTTAATAAAATATCAAGATACTTATTTTTATTTAAAAATGCACCGCTAAGTGTGTCTTGGCGATAAGCATTTGCTCTCCACGGTTCAATTGATGGGGAGGTATTTCCCATAATGATTGAAGAAGAGGCATTAGGTGCAATTGCCATGACATGACTACACCTAATCCCAAATCCAATCGCATCAGGGGCTTCTCCTCTTTCTTTGGCAAGGTCTCGATTAGCTTTGTCCAATTCCGTTCGTATATATTTAAACATTTTAATATTAACTGATTTGGCAAGGGCTGATTCGAAAGGCAATTTATTTCGTTGTAAGTATGCATGGAATCCAAGTGCGCCAACACCAACTGATCGTTCTCTGCTCGCAGAGAACTTAGCCCTAGCAACATAATCAGGAGCATCATTAATAAACTTTTGAAGAACGTTATCGAGCATTTCAAGAACATCGCGTAAAAACTGTTTGTTAGTTGACCATTCATCAAAATACTCCAAATTAAGTGAAGATAAACAACAGACAGCGGTTCTATTTTTGTCTGTAGGAAGAATTATTTCAGAACATAAATTAGACTGATTAATACGAAGATTTTTATCCTTTAACCATTTTGGCAAATCACGATTGGACTTGTCAATAAAATGAAGATATGGTTCTCCCGTCTGCATACGAATTTCAATAATACGTTGCCATAAATCACGAGCAGATACAACTTCACGAACTTCTTTTGTATTCGGATCTTTTAATTCCCACGAATCATCGAAATTTTTATCTGTCATACATTTTTCAATAATGCGCATGAAATCATCGGAAATGTTAATGCCATGATGCAAATTAAGACAACGCATATTTTGATCACCAGTTGGCTTTCTCATTTCAATAAACATCAAAATATCAGGATGAGAAATATCCAAGTATACAGCATAACTGCCTCTACGTGTACGACCCTGTCTATATGCAAGTGAAGATGCATCATACATTCGTAAATGAGACATTACACCAGTAGACTTATTATCTGCTGATCGAATTCCAAAACCTATACCAACACCACCACCTAACATCGATAGCCAATTAGTTTCAGACAAATTATTAACAAGACCTTCTGCGGTATCTTCAATAAAATTAAGATAACATGATATTGGCAGGCCTCGACGAGTAGAACCATATGCTAAAATAGGAGTAGAATACGATAACCAATGCTGTGAAGCATAATCATATAGACGTTGAGCATGTTCTTGATTGGAAGAAAATACTTTAGAAACATATGCAATTCGTTGTTGCGGTGATGTTTCATTTTCATTCATATAAGATTCTTTAAGTCTTTTAATGCCATTACTGTCAAACAAATTATCGCGATTTGGTTGAATTTCTATTCCCATATATTCCATTTATTCTTCTTTCTTAAAATTATTGATTAAAGGAAATACATTTGCAATAACACGCGCACACTCTTTAGCGACTTCTCTATGTTCTTTCTGCGTTTCTGGTCCAGAACGTAGTTCGATATAATGAATCCACGAACGAAGCGAGCCGTTCATATACATTCTTGATACAGTTAATCCTTCTGGTAACACTACTCTTGCTTGTTCTTTTGCAATACCATGTAGAATAGCCCATTCATATGCTTTTATTGCAGATTGTGTAATGTTACTTTGAAGTTCTCTCCACTTCTTATCTAATTCCTCATCTTCTACTTCTATACTATTTTGTCTATTTTTAGTATCTTGAAGACGTGCTTCTCTTGTCACAAAACCTAATTTGCTTGTTGGATCAGTTGGATCAGAATAACGTTGACTAAATTCTTGAAACGAAAAACTGCGATGACGTAATATTTGTCTTGCAATATCACGTGTTGTTTCAATTTCTAAACAAATATTGACCATCTCAAATACTGACCAATGTTTATTTTTAATAAGATATCTTATAAGTTTGTCTACTGATGTTTTGTTATTTTGATTATTTGGATTTGATACTCTTGCTGTATAAGCAATCATTTCATCCAATTTATCGCCGTTAAACTGATAATCTTTTTTGACAAATTCGTCTGTCACACAATTTTTATCAAATGCCAATTCACCCATAGCAACTTTATATTCAAGTGATTTCTGCGAGCATGACACCATTTTAACATGCATCAACATTTACTCCATGAATTTAATTTCAATTTAAGAGATAAGTCGGAAAATGTATTATTATTTATTACGTCAAGTACTTTTTCTGGAGATGTTCCAGAACAAATAATTTCATTGATATCCTTTTGTTGAATATTTTCTGGCCAAACAACCATTTTAAATGAATTTTGCGCAGCATCTTTCATTATTTTTACAATTTCTTTATTACGTGGTTGATTATCAAAAATTAAAACAAGATTATGCTTCGGCACATGTTTTGATACTCGTTGCAAATTCGACGAGCTGGCAGCTATAGCATTACTTAAGAACATACTATCAATAGGCCCTTCACAGCAATACACTGTTTTAGACGTATCGACATTTTCTATATTATATATAAGAGAAGCAGTTTTGTCAATAACTATATTTAAATATCTAAGATTTTCATTTCTAAGAGACCTGCAAGTGACAGCAATAAGATTATCATTACGATCATAATACGGTATAACAAGTCTAGGAGTCAACTTAATTAATTTATCTTTATAAGATGGCGCTATTTGTTCTATAAGATTGACATCATCAATAAAATATAAACTGCTGAATTTTTCTTTAGGTATTTTTCTCAACAAACAATATTGTACTGCTTCATTAGTATCGGGCAGACTATCAAGTCTGGGCAGCAGACGATCAAGCAATCTTTTTTCTTTAAATACCGGTGGCTTAAATGTAAAATCTACTTTATTTTTGGATGTAGATGGAATAGAATATCCTTCTTTATATCTTTCAAGAGAATATTCTTTAAATAATCCTGAATTTAACTCCTTAATGAAGTTACCAATACTTAAGCCAACACCACAATTATGACACTTATAAAACAAAGCATTCAACTTCTGATATATGTATCCTCTAGCTTTAGATTTACTAGTTTTACTATCTCCACATATCGGGCATCTAAAGTTAGCCAAATACGGATTTGTTTGTCTTACTTTATACCTTTCTAATTGTACTGATAGA